TGCTGCCGTCGCCGTAGTAGATCCGCCACGAAATCATGCCAAGGTGAACACGCCGCTGGCGTGAGCCGCCACGGTCAGCGTGTTGCCATCGGTCGCGGTCACATCAGCAGGCGTGGAATCGAGCAAGCAGTAACACAAGACGTTACCCCCAACTTCGTAAATCACGGCGAAGCGGGCCGTGATCGAGCCGCCGCTGGCGGTCCACACGGGGTCGGTCCCGATATCCACCATGACGGTCGTGGTGCCGGCCAGCGTGAGCGTGACCGCGATGCCGCCCGTCGTGTAGCCGTTGGCGTTGGCGTGTTCGTTGGTCAGGCCGGCATAGGTCGTGGTGCCGGCTCCGATGTTGGACGTGGAGAGTAACAGCGCGCACTTCCACGAATCGGAGTTGATGTCGAACGAGCCATCCAGCAGTTTCGTGCGGCCTTCGTTCGTAAATGTCCAGGCACCTGCGGCCATGTTCTAATTCTCCTTCAGGACGCGCTTGAAACGCGTTACGAGTTTGGTGTTGGGGTCGCGCACCGGCTCGATGTCGAACGCCGCCGGCGGAACGTTGACGATCGGCGCGGCGACGTTCACGACCGTGGGCGGGATCACCGGCGGCTCGACGTGAATCACCGGGTCCACGTGCACAATCGGCGTGGGCAGAATGGGGGCGGCCACGTTGATCACCGAGGGCTCGCATTGCGCCTGAACCACGACCGACGGGATCTCGATTTTGGGCAGGTTGATGATGATCGGTTGCCCGTCGCCTTCGATGGCCACCTGGCCAGGTCGTTCGTGAACGGCCATTGCTTTGCCTCCTGCGGGTTTCTTGCCGGCCGGTTTGGCTGCGGGTTCTGCCGTCTCGCCCGCTTCGCCGAGAAACACACTCAGCCGGTCGTTGAGTGGCAACGGGGCCAGGTCGCGCCAGCTCACCACATCGCCGGGCTCCAGCTGGTGCGTGCTGTTGATCTCTTTGGCGGCTTGGACGGCGGTCACGATCGCCAGCTTGCGGTCTTCGACCATCTCGGTGACGATGTCGCCCCACTCCATGCCGCGCTCGGCGGCGATCCGCCGGTGCGAGCTCTGCATGTTGGCCGCACGCACGAGGTCCGCCTGGGCATCTTTGGTGGGCTCGATGTAGGGCCAACCGCTTTTGTGCCACTTGTGGCGGAAGAAGACCGCTTCGAGTTCTTCGCGACGAGCGGCCAGGGCCGGGTCCTTGTCGGCCCACGTGTTGAGCTTGAAGCGCCACCACGGCCGATGGAAACGGGATTCGAGAATCCGCTGGTTGTGGCGGAAGCCCATCCGGGCCTGGTCGATCGCACCGCGGAAACCTGAGAAGTTGGTTTCGCTGGCGTCCAAGAGCAGCAAACACAACGGCATGCCGAGATTGATCCCGAGCAGCGTTAAAATCAGTTTCGCATGCGGGAAAAATTCCGGGTTGGGAATGTTGGGACTCCATGGCGCAATCGTCTCGCCGGCTCCGGCCGCGATTTCGCTGCCAGGTGGCAGCTCGCTCACGCTGCGGGTGGCGGTGAACGCTTCGCTCGTGACGCCCAGCTGCTGGATGTTCTGGTTCGTTTCAAAAAACGACTTGTCACGATTGCGCACGAGCAGCCAAAACGCACTGAGCTGGGCTTTCAGGAGCGTGGCAAAGTTCAGATCGCCGAACATGCCGGCCGGCACGATGATCGGTGCGTAGGCCGAGACGCCGCGGGTCTGCGAAAAACGCTTGGGCGAGTAGATTTGCCAGACGTTGGCCTCGCCGTCGGCGTCACGTGCGCCAACGCGCGTGAGCTGGTTGGCTTTCACCTGGCCCAGCGGGTCGATCGGCTCGTTCGTGAAGTAGAACGCCGTGCGCTTGCGCGTGGCCTTCTCCATTTGCACGCCGTGCACCAGGTTTTTGCGCTTCGTGCCTTGCGGCGATCGGCAGCGGTGGTTCTCCTGGAACTGGACGGTACCGTCCTGCTGCGGGAGACCGAACACGTCGCCGGCGACCAGCGTTTCGCGCAATGCAGTGGTCTCTTGCTCGTAAAACGTCTGCTCGCCGGCGGCGTCGCAGTAATCCGGATCCAGCGACTCCTCTTCGAAGCGGTCCTTGAGCTCGCGGTCGAGGCCTTTGTCGCCAGTGTTCGGGTCGGGCTTAAAGCCGCTCGAGATCGTGTTGACCACGGCCCGATCGGTGAGCTGGCCCATCACCGCGTCATTGCGATAGAGCTCGCGAGCAATTTCGCCGATCCACAGGTAGTCGCTCTCGGAGCGGTAATGGTAATCGGCGCCAGCGCCCATGGCGGGCACGCCGCGGCGGCGGGGTTGGAAGCGGCTGGTGCGTTTGGCCGCGTCGTAGTCGCTGCGCATGCCGTCCATCTCGGAGGGCAGGCTCGACGCGTAGGTTGGGCGGCGGCGGCTCATGTTGGCTCTCGGCTTTCGGCTATCGGCTTTCGGTTAAAACTTTCTGGCCGACAGCCGACAGCTGACAGCCGACAGCGTTTCCTTTACTCATCGCGCCAGTCGCTGGCCGGGACGATTTGCCGCGGGGCCGCGTTGGCCACGTTGTAGGATTTGAGCCAGCTGATGGCGGCGTTCACGCTCCGCTCGAGGATCTCCGGTTCGAGCTCGATCTCCTCGCGGCGATCGGCCTGTCCGCTGCGGCGAATGGAGAGGGCGAGCAGCATCCGCCCGGCTTTGATGTAGATGTGGGCGCGGGCCGTCGAGGCCAAGAGGTCGTAATCCGAGTAGTCCTGAAACACGGCGAGGATTTCGCCGTAGGACATTTGCGAACTGAGCACGGGGTCGGCCATGCCCCGAGAGTCGCAGCTAACGTCGGCTTTTTGGCCGCTTGGCGGTTAGAATGCCGCCATGAAGATCGCGGGTTTCTTTTTTTGCGTCGGGTTGATGGCGGCGGGCTGGTTAGGTCTGCTCTGGATCGTGCTGCCGCGACGGATTGAGAACGAAGTAGTTCCTCAAAGTCGGATTATGACCGGCGATCCGGACCATGGCTTGTTCGTGCAGGCGGGCGAGAAGATGCTGGCCGCTTCCTGCTGCGAGCAGTGCCGCCACGTTCAGCGGTTCTGGATCACGTGCGAGGAGTGACCCGCTTGAGCTTGCGGGCGATGTCCTCGGGAACGTCCCACAGACCTTGCGTGCCCGTGATGGGAATGGGTTTCTTGAGTCGGCGGACGTTCTCGAGGATCCAGCACCACGGGCCCGTCGTGTGCGGGTGGTCCACGACCCATTCGAAGTCGAGCGGCAGAAACATGCTTTCACGAATCACTTCGAGCGACAGGCAAGCGACCACCTCGCACACAGCCACGATCGCACCGCGAGGAAGGCTATCGGCTGTCAGCTCTCGGCTCTCAGCTTGGCCGACAGCCGACAGCCGATAGCCGAAAGCCGCCCTCAGTCCCGCATGAATTGCCAGCGGCCCGCGGTAGTGCGTCCGCCAGCTGCGGTTCTCGACGCGCTTCTCACCGCGGGCGATCAGCTCGGCATACGGCTGGTGGATCGTGAGGGCTTTCATGCAATGTCATCCCTGCTGAAGTAAACGGTGATGTTGCCTGCCCGCCGCTCCTCGTCGCAGACGGCGGCTGGTGAAATGTTATTGCCGGATTTGGCCGAAAACGTCTCGTGATACATTCGCCAGCCTTCCTCCGCGCTGCGCGTCGGATCAATAGAACTGCGAAGAAGGGGCGGTTGAGCGCCAAGATGGGCGAAGATCCACCCGAAGTAGAAGGCGTTCGATGTTTCGATGGTTAGTTTCATCGCTCTAAAATCTCCTCCGCTTCACGTAGGAATTGCTCAGTCGCCGGCAGCCGTTCGTACGGTTCGGCGAGCCAGGCCCACAGGGCGTCGCTTTGGTTACTCCACTCGGGAAACTCCTCGGCGACCGCGGTGGCGATCAGATCGTAGCAGCGGACCGCGGTGTAGTCGCGACCGGTCTCGGCCAGGCGAGCGAGCACGCGCGGCATGCACCGCCAGAACGAATGGCAGCCCTCGCTGCGGTTGTTGTAGAGACAGTACAGCCGCCACGCATACTCGCGGGCCCCGTCGAGGGCTTGCCGCTTTTCGATCGCCGCGGCCCTGAGCTCACGCGCGAGCTGCACAACGTGCGAGCGCGGAGCGCGCTGCGAGGATCGAGGATCGAGATTGCCCCCACTCGCTCCTCGCTCCTCGCTCCTCGCCCCGCTCCGGACTAGACTTGGTTTCAGCACGACAAGGTCTCCTGTGTAGACCGTTCACGTGTTAGAACCGCGCGCCGGGTAACAGCGGCGCGCGGTTCGTTTTGCTAGGGGTTGTCAAACAGCTCCTGCTGGCCGGGCAGGCAATCGAGGCCGGTGAACAGCACGCTTTGGCGTGATCGGTCGTTGTTGTCGATCGGCTGCGGGTGCTTGCGCGGCTGCTCGTTGGTGAGCTTGAACAGGAAATTGCCGAACTGCTCGCAGCCGTCGAGCCACAGCTCGTGGCACCTGGCCGAGCAGAATTCCAGCCCCACCGCCGGATCGAAAATCGGCTCGGCAGACTCCTCACCGCAGCGCTCGCACTGCTTGTCCCCTTTGTAGATCGAGAGCGTTGACATGGTTTGCCCTCCTAGAATTGGTCGTCTTCGTCGCTCAGCAGCCACTGGACAATGTCGTCGAGGTCCAACAGACGCAGGATCCAGCGCCATAATCGGTAAACCATCATGGGGCAGGACTCCTCAATCAATCCATCCGGCAGTAGTAGTGAAGTTTGCAGCCGGCGTTTCTCAGAATCTCGCACGCGTCGTGGAACGTCGCGGCAGACTCGAGCTGCGGCCAGACCTTGGCCGCCTTCTGGTAGGCGATGCGGCCCTTCTGATCGTGTGGCGTGATGCAGCACGGCTCGTTGTAGTGATCGACCAGGTCGTTGATCGAAACGCCGGTTTCATTCGCGCTGGCCGACCATTTGCCCTCGACGCCGGCGGTGAGCACCTCGCGTGGTGCATCGACGCCGCGGATCTCCTCGTCGTAGAGATTCAGATAACTGCTGGGGACGTTGGCCTCGGCGATCAGCGCCGTCAGTTCGTCGCGCACCTTGTCAAACGGCGTGTCGCTCGCCATTTTTTCGAGCATCCAGATCGCTCGCATGGTGTAGTCGCAACAACGGCGTGCCGTTTCGTCGCCGCCCGAAGGATTCCAGCCGCTGAATCTGAGTGTGCGGCATCGCTTGCCGACTTTGCCGGCGTTGATCATTTCGGTGATTCGTGCCGAACAGCTGCCCGACCAGGTGCGAATGTGGACGAGTCGTTGTGTGGAAACTGCAGTAGCCATCGATCATTCTCCTGTGCTGAATGAGATGTGTTGCGGGGCGTACCAGGCCCCGCGTTCGTCTGAGTTGAATATCGCACGGGACGGCTGCGGTGTCGGGTGAAATTTGGGCCTGCCCAGTGTGGCCCGCCCGGTCAGATGAGGTTCCCGGCCTGCCCACCAAGGCCCGACCGAAAGCGCTCTTGCGCGTGGAATCCCAGAAATAGTTTTGAGCGTTTGGCTAAGTCGTTGGGCGGTCTCGCGTTCGTGGCAACGACTTTTTTCTAGCCCCGCGCCGTTTTGATGAATTCCGCGAGCGATGCAGCGTGAAAAGCGCCTAAATCGACGCCGGGAGTGTACGCGAGCGCGTTTCCCCGGATCGCGGAGACGAGTGATCGCAGCGGGTCGGGCGATGTGAGACTGAACCAGCCAGTGATCAAGATCGGCATCCGCAGCATGTAGTGGCACCAGCTGACGAAGTCCCACAGTCGCGCATCGCAACCGACGTCATCGATATCGAGGCACCAGCCCAGCCGATTGATTTCGTCCATGCAGGCGACCATGATCCCGCAACCGGAGCTGACCAACAGCGCGTCACCATCGCGTTCGAAGTCGATCAGCTCGATGCCGAAACCAGCCGAGCACTTCTCGAACGCGTCGCGCTCAGCCGCGGAGAAGCTGCGCCGCGGCGGTGGCGTCCATCGCTTCGCCGATGTACTCGAAACTGGCGGTAAGCCGATCGGCGGCACGTCGCTTGTCCATGCTGCGATGGTGTCCTTTTGCGGTTCTTCCAGGGGCACGCGTCATCCTCCAGCGCTTTGATCTGAGCCGCGCGCGGACCTCGGCCGGGTGCGCGGTGCAGCTAAATGCCCGCAAACCTAATCCCTTCCACATGCTGGCGATCGTCGTGAACAGCGTGCTGCCGATGCCAACGCCCTGATAATCGGGGAGCACCACGGTGCGATGACCTCGGCGCGCTCGCTGATCGGTTTTAAGTCGCCCGAAGAAGGGCATCCAGGCGTCAAACCCCACGGGGTCGCCGTCGACGGTGGCCATGAAACAAAATGCACTGTGCGACAGACTCGCCGTCAGATAGTGATGCGGCTTGAATAATTCCCACGCCGATGCTTTGCAGCGAAAAATTTCCAGCTCGATCGGTGGACGCTGAAGACGACTCCGGGCCAGCTGGCCAGTCGACATATCGAGCACCCAATCGGGCTCGAGCCACTCGGCAACGTCGTAGTGACACGTCACCGCGACGAATTTCTTGCCGATCCGTCCCGCACGCATTGATTTGGCCACGGCCGCCGAGCCGATTTTTGCGACGGTTCGATCGACGACCGACGTAAATTCATCGAATACCACGAGTTTCGTGTCGGCCAACAGCGCCCGGGCCAGGTCGCAGCGAAACTGCTGACCGTTGGACAGCATCGCGTAGGGTTTGGCCCAATCCGGCGGTGAGGAGAATCCCACACTCGAGAGCATCTGAAAGATGACCGGGCCCGAAACTGACTCGGGGAAACCGTCGAGAATCGATTTGTCACGCGGCCAGCGCTGCGGCTTGTAGAGGTACTCTCCCAGCAGTTCACGCGCGACCGTCGTCTTGCCCGAACCGCTGGGCCCGACGATGAGCCCGATCTCCCACTCTTCGCCGATGTCTGGGAGCTCGATCGAAAAAGTTTTTTGAGAGCGTTCCGACAGCGGCACATCGAACATGCCCGCGACTTGCTGCACACGGAAGCTGTTCGCGACGCGGCAACCGACCTCAATCTTATGCTTGGGCATCTAGGGCCCCATCACGCGGCGGAATAAATCGCCGGACGATTCTTGTGCCTCAGCGGGTGGCAGGTCGTCCGCAATGATATCTGCGGTGCCGATGATCGGGAATTCGCAGCACTCGTGAACCGGCTCAAAACTTTCGTGCTCGATGATCACAGCCAGCATGTCGCGCGTGTAATCGATGAAAAAATTCGCGACGCGCGCATCGGGAGGCACGCCGGTGCCTTCGAGTCTCACGTTTTGGCAATTCAACACTGCAATCAGATCAGAACGCGAGATGTAGCAAATCGCCTTGCGTTTCTCGATCATCTTCGTGCCCTCCGTGATTAGGTGCGAAGGAATTCCAAGGTTTCTCGCCATCAACTGCAGTATCATCTTGGAATGCTCGACGAAGTTCACAACGTGAGAACCTTGCAGCTCAGCCCCTCGCCGGTCAGCTGCTCGTAGATTTGCTTCTGGTGTTCTTCGTTGTGACATTGCACGATCACCTGATAGATCTCGCTGATGGTAACTTCTTTCCCGCTCTGGGCTCCTTGCTCTCCGCTCTCTGCTCCCAGGCCGGCGGCCATCAGCTCGACCAGCAAACAATCGTCTAGGACACCGGGCAGCTCCTCGGCAATGGCGCTTTCGACGCTGAGCAAATACTCGCCGAGGTCCTTGGTAAACGAGCCCTGGATCTTCTGGTTGTTGGCGGCGACGTTGGCCGCACGCTGCTTGGCCTGGCTCCAGTCGACCAGGCGGACCGGGAAATAATGTTCCGCCCCGCCTTCTTTAGGAACAATGCGGATCCCGTAGAGCTGCGTGGCTTCGTCGATCAGCTCGATCTCGCGATCGCCATACTCGAGGCGGATCTGCTGCATCCGCTGGTGACCGGTCACCAGCTCGCCGGTGCGTTTGTTCCAGACGATGCCGGACAGGTCGCCGAAGCGCTTTAAGCTGTTCCGCAGTCCGTCGGCGCCTTCTTTGGAGATCTTGCGCGGGTTGGCGCCGTCGCCGGCGAGCTCGGCGGTGGAAGAGAGTAGTTGCTGCTCGATCGATTTGTGCAGCTCAGCGTTGGTTTTGCGCTTAGCCATCGCCGCCTATTTTCCACCCGGCCGCTTGTCGAGCTCCTTTTCCTTGAACATCGCCGCCACATCATCGACGTGCAGGCAATCGCACATACATGCGCTGGTGCTCGCGTTCTGGATTGGGGCGATTAAGCCGTTGCAATAGTTGTTGCCTGGCGTTGCTCCGTGCAGAACACCAACAGCCGCGATTTGGCCGTCGCTTCCAAGTTGAACAATGCTGTCGCCATTTTTTGCGTCACGTCCGTTTCGGTAGTGCATGACTGAGGGTCCTTAATTTGTTTGGTGAGTTACCACTCGACTCCGGCCATCAGGTAATCCAGCACGGGCTGCGGCAGTCCGACTGCGAGTTTTGCGAGAAGGCACTGAATGGCTTGCTGCGGATGTTTCACCGGCGTGCCGTCGAGCAGGATCTCGTCGCGTGCGGTCAGGCTGGCGGTGAGAAGTTTGAGCGTGCCGCGTTGGGCGGCCGTGTTGAGCGTGATGTCGGCCAGATAGCGGGGCGCGTAGCCAGGCGTGCAGACGGCCGGCGAAAACTCGACATCGAGCTTCACGCGCACCGGTTGCGAGACCTGGCCGTTGCTCTTGGGCTTCTTCTTAGCGCGATGGCGAGCATCGAGGCCGCGTTCGGTGTCGCGCCACTGGGCCTCATCCTGCGCCGGCGTGGGATCGAAGGTTTGATCCATGCCGCGAATGATCGCGGCAGAGGCGGGTTTTTTGGCTAGCCATCGCGGGCCGTGATGAAAAACGGCCGGCCGTCGGGCATGGTCATGGCAGGAGCCGGTGCTTGCTGCACGACCAGCGGCCGCGGCGAGTCGGTGATGCGGGCCCCGCACAGCCACAGGCAGGCCAGCGCGTTGTAAGAAACGTCGCCAAAGTGGTTCGGCCGGTTGTTATCGTTGGCGTAACACAGCACCTGGCCCTTTTCGGGCACGACCACCCAATAGGCCCGTTCGGCCGCGCACTCTTTGGCGTACTGTTTTTGCAGCCGCTTCTCGTCCTCGGTCGTGGCTTCGAACAGCCGGATCGTGCCGTTTTGATCGGGCGGCGTCGCGAACCCCTCGCGGAGCTCGGTCTTCCAGGCGTCGGCCGAGACGATCATGGCGTGCAAGGCGTACTTGTCGTGCCAGCTGACGAAAAAGTTCTCGCCCACGAATGGCTTCGAGGCGGTTTCTTTGTCCGGCTGCTGGTACCGGCCGCGGGAATGCTCGGCCGACATGCCGCGGCCGAAGCTGGGAATGTAGCGCTTGATGCCTTTGTTTTTGCTCTCGCGCACGAACTGCCGCACAACGGGTGTGAACCAGAACGCATCGACGCTGAACCAACCAGGTCGCCAGAGTTTGCCACCTCCTGAAGCCGACCCGTCCCGTTCGACGTAACCGGGCTCGATGTGCTTGTCGCGGAGTGTGCGGAGCGCGGTGAGCAAGGCCTGGCGTGTGCCGAGACGTTCGCTCTCGACCGGGATCACGCCGATGTCGATGAAGTGACGGCGGGCGACGCCATCTTTCGGATCCCGCGCAAACGCCACGACGCCAAAGTGCAGCTGCGTCTTGCGCAAGTCGGCCGCTCCGGCCACGAACATCGTGCCAGGCGGGACGATGCCGCGGGTCAGCGCCGGCACGTGCGCGTTGAGGATGTCCTCGGCCGTGAGCGGTGTGGGGTTGAATTCGTTGGGCTCGATCGCCAGCGCCCAGAAGAATTGCCGCAGCTTCCGCTCGGCCGATTCGGTGTCGCGGTCCTGCCGGGCGCGCCATTCTTGTGAGCCGATGAAAGCCGGCGACCACAGCAAGTTATTGAAGGCGTTCGCGCGAAAGCCGAGAGTTTTGGTCGGCGGCACCTCGCCCGCGATCGTGCCGTCGGGCGCGATGGTCTGGCCCTTGTGCACGAGCTTGGCGTCTTCGTTCATCAGCCGCCGCTCGAGGTCGCTGAGCTCTTCGCCGCAGGCCGGGCAGTAGAACGCCGACTCCTCGGCCGCCTCGAGCTCGCTTTTGGCGTCGGCGTGGCCCACCAGGTCCTCGCGCTCGGGACCGACCCAGTTGCTGCAATGTGGGCAGGGACAGAGGATCCGGCTGGCGGATCCCGCCTCGTATTCGCGCGAAACAAAGGCCGTCGGCGTGGTGCGCGTGCATTCGGCAAAGAACCTGGCATCGTCACCAAAACTCGCCAGCCGGGCCTCCATTTGGTAGATTGGCGCGGCTTCACTTGATGACTCACCCGCCACATCAACGCGGTCCGCCTCGGTCACGACCACAACGCGGCTAGTGATTCCAGACCGCTTCTCGTCACCACCTTTGCCCGAGAGGAACGTGAGATCCGGCCCGTGAGCAAACGTCACTGATTCGAACATGCCGCCGCGGGACCCTTTGCCTTGCTCTGGCAACAGCGTGCGAAACTTGGGGTTGGCGTGGATCGCTGGCCGCAATTCTTTGCGCCACTTGGCTGAGGCCATCTCCATCTGAGGAATTCCGGCGAGTACGGGCTCACGCATTTCAAACAGCGTGTGCATCACCGGAATGTTCCAGCCGACGAGCGTCTTGCCGCCTTGCACGATGGCGATCAAGACAAAGCGATTCCAGCGTCCGCTGTCGATCTCGCGGAGCCACAGGCCTTGCCAGGGAAGTGTGCTGGCTCGGAAGCGTGTCCCCTCGCGTGCGCCCTCGGGGATCACGTACTCCTCTTCGGCCCACTGCAGCATCGGCCGGATCTTCGGCGCGCGTGCCGCCGAGAGGAGCCAACGCATTTCTTTAAGAACTTGGGGCCGCATGCACCGATGGTGATGCGTCCTCGACGGTTTTTGCTTCCTCTTCGATGAGTGCTTCCACGTCGTCGAGCGCCACGTCGAGAATGCTGCGCGCATCTTCGCCGAACTGTTTCGCCAGGCGTTCGCCGGCTGCGCGCAGCACCGTCGCCATTTGAATGTGCCGCTTGTGCACCTCGGCGATCGGCACGGTCTGCTCGCGAATCGCGGCGAGCTGCTCCTCCTGCAGCTCGTTCTTCTTGCGGTACAGCAGCACCTGCTCTTGCAGCAGTTGCTCCTTGAGCGTGGGCGGTCGATCGGTGTCGCCGCCGCGATCGCCTTTCACGAGCGGGGCCAGGTCGTGTTTCCAACGCGCGAGAAAATCGTGCAGCCAGGCGATCACGTCTGGCAAACTGATCGTGGGAGCGCGCACCGGGATGCCGTAGAGATCAGCCTGGTCGTGCAGGATCTTCGTTTGCCGCCCGGCCCACTCGCTGTAGACCTTCTTGGGCACGTTGGCCACGAACCGCCGGCCGCGGCGTTGGTCCTCTTCGAGCTCGAACTTCTTCCAGGCGTTGCGCTCTTCCGGCGTGAGCTCCTGCCTGCCCGCATTCTTGGCGATCGCCGTTTTGACCCGCGCCAGGAAGGCGTCCCGCTCGAGCTGCTCCGGCCGGCTTAGTTCGGGCATTGTGATCCTGCATGCAGTTGGTCAGCTTGCCCCGCTTAGTGAGCGTTGTCTTGCTCGCAAGAAATCATTTTTTGCATGCAAAACATCATTCGCCCGGCCACGCCCGCAGAGGTCGCAAACGCTGGTTCGATTGTTCTGAAATTGAACATCGCACGTTCCGCTCGAGCCGGCGTGAGCGGGCTTCGCCTTACTTACTTACTTTTTTTGCCTACTCCGGAAAAAAACAACGGCGATCCCTCGGCGAAGCCGAGCCCCGCACCACCCGGGAAAGGACCCCAAAACCCCGCTGGAGTTGTTTTTGCATGCAAAATCAGATGTGCGGCATGCAGGATCACATTTTTTTCAGCACACATTTTCAACGGAAATTTTGGTGCAAATCCAACGGTGATTTTCCGCAACCGGAA